ATTGGAAGCTAAACTAAATAAGCCAATTACAATTAAAAAACAACCAATAAGTAATAGATTTCATAAAGCATCGGAAGAAGCTGATGCTGCTATGAGACGATTCACAGCTAAATTAAGAAAGGGATTAAATAATGCCAAGTCCAAGCAAAGCCAAGGGCAACCGGTTTGAAAGAGAAATAGTTAATACAGTTCTGAGTTCAGGATTTAATAAATGTAAACGTGCATGGGGGAGTAATGGAGCTTCTCTCGGTATGCATGAAGAAGTTGATGTCTTGATGGGAGATGATTTTAAGATTCAAGCTAAATGTAGAAAGAAATTAGCATCATTTCTAGTACCAACTGAACATGTAGATGCAGTAGTATGTAAGCAAGATAGAGGTGAGACATTGATTATTATGAGATTCGATGATTGGTTAGAAGAGAGATTTATTAGTTCAATGCCGGAGGAAAGATGATTATGGAAGTAGGAAATAAATATGTAGGTGGAGACTTTGGTGGAAATTACTATAGTTTCTTTATATTTCCTTTAGGTATTGAAGTATTTTTCTTTAATGAAGATATTGAAATTAACTTCACAATATGGCCAGTACAATTGACATTTGGTATTGGGAAAAATAGAAGTCTATTTAGAGACTAGGAAGGCGAGGAAAGCGTAGGTGGCAATTATCTCCTGTTACCTACGCATACCTTCAAGAACTGCTAATGCTCTTTCAGAACCGGTTTGTCTCTTTTTCTGCTTCTTTTTCTTCTTTCCAAACATAAATTCATGACCACGTTTAGTCCATTTATTTGGATATAATTTCAACCAATGCGTAACAAGATCCCTTCCTCTACCAGACTTAATAGTTGGAGCAAATTTGTTCTTAATCATTCCCCATGCAGTAGAAAATTGATAAGCAGTATATAAATCAGTAAGTTTATCACTATCATCAGAGAAATCTACATTTCCAAATAATATCTTATTTAAATCACTATGATCTATATCTATAATTTCTTGAGAAACAGCCATATATTTTAGGAATCCTAAAGTTGGGCCTGTAAATTCAGACATAAGACCAAAGGTTCCTTTATCTGGATTATCATATTCAGCTACATCATCAACAACACGTTGTACACGCTCTATACTTTCATTTTCAATTATATTAGTAAAATCTATATTAGTCATAGCTGATGCTATGGCAATTCCAATTGATACACCAGCATAACGCATAGCATATTGTATTTCTTCTGATTCAAGTCCTTGTTTGGCAAGTATAGCCTTATGAATACCCTTTAAATTCTCATAATGGGTTGCAGCTAATGACATTGGATAATGTAGCAAGTGAAAAGCTACTTCAGAACCAGCTCCAGTCCAATCTCCACTCTGCCTTCTTACAATCTTCCCGCCAGCATCTTTTTCAGTACCCTTGATTTCATCAATAGTTCTCCACTCACCACGAACCATTTTTGATTTAGCATGTGCAGCATATTCATATGCCCAACCATTAACCATTCTTAAAGCATAATTTTTAGCAAATACTTTAGATTTTTGAGGATCATATCCATCATTAACAAGTTGTGAATATTTCTTATGAAATGCAGTCCTAAACATCCATTTACGCTGACTATTTTCTGTTATTCTATGAAAATATAAAGCCTTATCTAATGTCCATCTACCAGCAGTTTTAAGATGATCCTTTAAAGGGTTCCCTTCTATAGTAACCTTACCGGTAATAGGATCAAATACAACCTTACCAGTTTCCATATCTTTTCTAGTAATCAAGCCTTCTGTATAAAGCTCCTTAGCAGCATCAGTGAATAAGAATCCAGCTTCTTCTTCAATTTTATCCATCGTCTCTCTGAAACCACCCTTTTCAGTTTCATGATCATAAGCTTTTTTCGTAGCTGAAAGAGCACCTATTCCTACCTTACTATAGAAATGTATAGCACTGGCAGCATTTTTAACAGCACCAGTTATATTAAGTCCCATTGTTCTTGCTGTCTGTATAGCATTAAGAGTAGTAACAGCTTTATTAGCCCACTCATTACGACCACCACTTCCAAGTGTGAAAACAGCATATTCTTCTTGAATAAATCTTTTTAATCCATTAGTAAATTCTGAATCATCCTTAGGTAAATGCTTTAAGGCTTCAAGATATGTAATTTGAGTATGAATTAACTTATTAAATTGAGTCGCCTGATCTCCATACTCTTTAAGAACCATAAGAGGATCCCTCTCATAATATTGCTCAAGAAGAGGATTGGTCTTTTTAGCATGTGCAGGTATCTGTTTTAGATCCATTCCAGATATAACATTATCAACCATATTAGAAAAAGCATAATCCTTACCACTAACATTTGCAATCATTGCTTCTGCTAATCTTTCCCTAGTTTGCAATAAAGTATCAAACTGTACATGTGGAAAATATCCCCCACCAGTTTTTGGATCTATTCCTGCCTTAATATCAATGATAGATTTATTAATAATATCTATCATCCTTAAAGCCTGTCTATCCTTAACATTATTGACATCTGAATGATTTTCATACTTTAATGCTATTATTTTTTGAAGACCTGTTAAACCTTGAATATAAACCTTAGCCATTTCATTCAAATTATTTCTTGCCTTTTTTACAGCCTGATATACATGGGAATTATAAGTAACTAATTCTCCCTTAGAATTTCTAAAACTCGGTTTACGTGCTTCTTGGAACTCTGCATTTGACATCTCTACCAATTCATGAAATTCTCTAATAGTTTTACCCTTATCTTTTGTAGGATCAGGATTCTTTGCTATAAAGTTTTCTAACTTATTAATAAATTCTGCTTCTGTATGTTCAGAAGGATCAGCTTCTGCCATTTCCTGACGTAATCTCCTAAGCTCAGTAATAGCAGGATCAACTGTACCTTTCTTTCCATAACCTCTTTTACCACCAAATTCAGTAATATAAGCATCAAACATATGATCTGCTATCTTAATATTATCTGTAATAACTTTATTAATTTGCGTACGTTCATAATTTAAAATATCGTTCAATTTTAAATAAAACTTTCTAGATACAGGATCTTGTTGGGATATAAGCTCAGGAACTACAAAAGCTAGATTGCTAAACTTTCCTCCTAAAGCTCTATCAAATGAATCAATTTCAACCATAATACGCCTATAATCTGCTTCAGTTAAAGGGCTATCAGAATCAAAAGGTTTTTCTATCCTCTGTTGAATCCATTCTTTCATATATTTAGCTGAACTAAATCCATTATAGTTATCTCCGCCAAACCTTTGAACTATATTCTTCTTCCCTATCCAATAGTCGTATATTTTGCTCATAGCATCCATACGCTCTTCTTTTGTTTTGGTCATTGGATTACATAGTGCCATTTAAGCTCCTTTTATATTAAAGTGGTACTTGGGTTCGGAAAAAGAGAGAAAGTCCCGTAAAACGCATCCTGCACCCCTTATGCACCCCCATATTGACTTCACATAGGATACCAAAGGTTTCAAAATTTGATACGCTGGGTAGGGCCACTTTCTTAAATTAAAGTCAAAAGTTGGTATATAAGGTATAACTTTTTCGTTATCTTTCATTTGGCTTTTTAGCATCCCTTTGGATTAACTCCATCAGCAAATTCAAAATAAGTACCTTCTTCTGGCCTACCATTGAACATTTTTCTTACCGGTATCTCTCGACCATCCTTACCTTTAACTGTCTGTATAATACTCCTTGTTTGCTGAATAACGCCCTTTCTTTTCATCGTTAATATTGGCGAAGCAAAGAAAAAGTTTAAATGTTTTGATAAAGACTTTATAACATTAGCCATTTGAGGATTAAAATGCTGAGTATAATCATATCTATCAGCAATAGATCTATCATAGCCACCAATATCAACTTCAGTTTCTCTGCCTGATGCATAATGTTCAATATCTTTTACTAAATCTCGAACAAAATGCTCTGACCCATAAGCATGACCAAGATCAGGATTTTCAGCCCAATCAATAATAGTTTTAGCAAGATGTTCATTAGTTCTATGAACTGGCATGTCCATATTAGTTCTTGTATCTTTATAATAAGAATTGGCTATAACTTTTGGTTGTATTATATATCTAAGTATTAAATTCATAGCTTCAGCTTGGTTATATTTTGTGTCTACTCTGCCTATCCATTCATCTATAAATTCTGTTATAGCTCTACCTTCTTTCGATTGATTTATAGCATACCTTCCCTGACTTAACACCCGATTGGATAAAGCATCCCCTACAGTTTTAATATAATCTGAAGTAATTTGAGCTCTAAGCACACGCACACCATCCCTAAAATCTTGAGGACTATCTGTTAAGAAAATATCTGGATTAATTTCATTAGCATAAGTAGCTTTAAATAAAGCATTATTATATTTAGCTTCGGCACCACTTATAGGTATCATATTCTTAGGATTATTATCTACTAAATATGTCCATCCTTTCTCTGTAAATTCAGGCTTACTATCTTTAGTAAAGCTACCTACATAATTAAGCTGTCCATAATTTAATGATGCACCTTTAAGCTTATGATCATGCAACGTAAGTTCCTTACCTTCTTCTGGGGTTATGACCTGAACATCACCCTTAATTCTATAGACAGCAATCTTCTGACCCTTCTTCATATTATTGAATTGAAGTTTTCCACCCTTTTTTATAGGGCCAATAATACTACTATTTGCAAGCTCAATAACCATATTCTGAGCAATCTTAGTATCCATAATGTCAATAGCGTGCTGTAAATTACCCAATCTTGTTTGCAACTTTTCCATCTTCCTATTGTTGGCAAACTTTTCACCTCTAAAATGTTCCAAAGTACCAAAAACGTTTTTATATTGTTGATGAATAAACTCTCTCAACACACCATTATTAAGAGCATTTCTTATGTATGATGGAATAGCAGGAGCATCTGCACCTCTAAATGATCCTATAGATATATCACCAGCAGATTCAATAGCTTCACGATATTCTGCAGTACCCTCGCCTTCAAATAACCGAACAGTTTCTACAAAACTTTCTATATTTTTTACAAAAAATCCAGCTGCATTATACATGTCCTTATCACCACCTGATATAGATCCATAACTTTCTTCCCAAAATCCATTAGTTCCAACAAGTTCTTTCATAACATGTCCGCCAATAGACATATCAAAAGCCTTGTTTGTAGATCTTACATTAGTAAAATTAAATACTTCTTTAGGCATTGCATCAGTCTTGCCTTTTAAGATATCAACATAAAGCTTCTGTCTCTTTTTACTATCTTTAATATCGAGATCTTTACCGTAGAATAAATCTGCATATTCTCTAGCAAGAGCTTTCCTTTTACTTTCATTGCGAACATTACCTATTCTTCTAACAAGCTTTTTAGATAGATATAAACTTGGATTCTCAAAGAAGTTTTTCATATCATAATAAGCATCTTTAATTTCATTTGGTTCAGGAGCACGGCTACCTTTCTCATCCCAAGTATCATTCTGAATCATGTTAGCTTTCTTTAACGTTCTAAGTATCTCATTAAATATTTCTTTATGAATACCTTTGGATCCAAAATTGTGCTTTGGATTAAAAAATCCAAGTCCGGGCTGATTGTGCCCATCAAATACTGGATCACCAGTTAGTTCTGCATATTGTTCAGTCAGCCCATAGTATAAAAAATCCTTTAACATGTCTTGAGTTCTTAACGCATCATGAATACCACCATGTATATCTAATGCATTCTGAACAGTATCATAGAACTTGTCTAAAGCCTTCCAAGAATCTGATGTCATACCTTCATCTACAAGAAATTCTCTCAATAAAGGTTGGCCATCCATATGTAGATTCATTCTTGCCATCCAAGAAAGAACATTTCTAGCACCAATTACTTGACCTGTCATCATACGAGCACTGTGTAATTTGCTTGCATAACTTTGAAACCCTACCTGCTTAGGCTCCATACCAGCAACTCCATTTTCATCCAGTCCAAATATATTGATATACTTTCTATCCATTACACCTTTTCTATCAAACATATTAAAGTCACTCTTACGACCATTCTCATTGGCAAATCTTTTAAAGACATTCCAAGGCAATCTAGTATGTGTAAACAAATGATCACCATCATTATCTCTCTGCATAACAGTCCTAAGATCATGTACATTAACTTCAGTTAAACCTTGCATATTATTTAATATCTTCTCTACACGAAAGACAACTTTATCATGTCCAATGACAGGAATAGCATGAGATAATACACCTAACTGCATCTTTAAACCCTTGTTTGTTGGTAAACTAACTGACTTATCAACACCATTAATATCCATCTTTGTAATAGTTTGTCCATTTAATACTCTGAACACATCAAAGAAATCAAGATTATAATCAAAGACTATTTTTTGAAGAGCTTTAAGTTGTTGTTGTGCTAAATCTTGAATATATCTTCCCATCTTAGTATCCTGTGACATATCCGCATCACGAAAAACATCCTGTCCATTGTCAGTACCTTTATACCGAATACCTTTAGTCTCAGTTTTATTATAGAAAGGACTATCATATTCAAACTTACCATTACTATCAAATCCAATAACTATATCCACACCATTAGCATCTCTATATATAAACTTCTCCCCGGAAAGGTTAGATCTTTTACTACCATCTCCCATCTGCCTACTAGCAGTATGTTTATTAAGACCTATACCACCAAATTGCATTGTAACTCTATCAGCTTGACCTTCCTTAGCATACCCAGGAATTTGACCCGCTGCATGATATAGCTCTGCATATAAAGGTACTGATAAATCACCATTAACATTTGGTATTATAAAATTATCTTCTCCATATTTATTAGGTGCTTTAGATAGATGTCTAAAATTTGAAGCTCGTATCATCCGCTTCAAAGCCTTTTGTACCCAAGGCATATCTGGCATAGCTCCATAAGTAAAGAGCATCTTAGTTAAACCAGCATCACCTTTATCCATAGGAGCACCCATCTGTGCATTAATATCATATAAATGATTTGCTAAAGAACCACCATCTGAGAATCCAAATCCCCATTCCATATTTATTTTGTCTAAAGTATTAGTAAAATTCATCCAATCTATACCATCCTGTATAGCTTTAGGATTTTGAAAATCAAAGATAGAAGGAGATATAGCAACTCCATCTTCATTTTTAGACGTGAATGAAACACCTATAGATTCTACTGGTAAAAGCATAATATTCTTTCTGCCAATCTTTTTTAAAGACTTCTTCCAATCTCCCTTAACAGTAGCTAAATCATATAGCTCTACAGGATTACCATCTAAGTTCTTACCATGCTGAGTTTTTGCAGAGGAATCTCCAAGCAATATATCAACACCCTTAGGCATATGCTTGGCTATATCTGGATGATAGATCATAAATCCTTTGCCAAGCAATTGGTTACCACCAGTGGCAAATATAATTGTCTTTGCTCCATTAGGACTGGTAGAGAAATCAGTTCCTTCCCAATGTTTTTGTGCCATTAATAATTTCATAGTATTTTCAGATGCAAATTTAGCTCCATCAAGTACAGAATTCATTAAACTTTCTAGCCCACTCAAACCACGTATCTGAGCTTGTGCTATTTCCTCTACCAACTTAGAAGCACCACGTCCTCTTACATTTAACTGTCCTAAAGCCAGGCTCTCTATATTTAAAGGATGAGATCTATCTCCATCCTTACCAGCAGCTGAATCATCACCAACAGTAACACTCTTAAAGCCACCTTGTTTTACAATACGTCTAGCTTCATTTCTTATTGATTTATCAGGATGAGTTGAAGAAACCCATCTTAAAGTTTCAATATTTAATGGTTGTGTAGTACCACCATCAGATAAGAACCCACGTTTTAACATATTAGCTTGTATACTTGCAATCTTCTGTTGTGCAGAACCTTCAGCTGTAGAAAATTCTTTTATCATGGCTTCAATTTCACTACGCTTACCGGTGTGATCTAAATAAGGAAGCATCATCTTTAACTCTACTATGTGACGAGCAGTATTAGGCTTATCTTTTAAGCTCCCAAACATATTCTTAAAAGTTTCTGCCTCAACACCAGAAAACTCTGAAAGAGTTCTATCATACCAATCAGTAAATTCAGTATCAAGAAGTTTCAAATTTTTATCTGAAGCTATAAACATCATCTTATCCATAGGAGAAAGACGTAAATAGAATACATATTCCGAAGGATTCTTTAGCATCTTCTGAATATCTGCCTGACTTATACCATGATCTACAGACCTAAAGCCATCAAGAATATCCTTACCAATCTCATCAGATCTCATAGCTTTATTGAGATATAGTTGAATCTCAGCTGGAGAAGAGATAGTATCCAAACTAACATTTCTCAACCTACCACTACCTATATCAACACTCATCGTATCTTCTATCCAATGAACTTTAAAGCCTTTGTCTGAAAAATATTTATTATTTGGGTGCATAATATTTGGAACACCATTCTTCCAAACTATATTTCCACCCTCTTTACTATATCCTACAATACTAACCTTATTAATAGGTGCAGAATTATGTACATTATTCAACAATTCAATAGCATCGTTAAGTCTAAAATTAAGCCATTCTCTTTGCTTTTCTTTGAAAGTCTTATCTGTTTTAGCAAATATCTTATCTCTTACATGTGTTTGTAAAGCTACCTTAGGATTAGTGGCTACAGCATTTTTAAATCCCTGACTTAACTTGCCATCTTTATCTGCAAGATCATATTCCTTCATAATTTCAACTATAGACCTATGATGCTCGTGAGTCTTGTGACCTTTTTCTAATAATTCAGCTACCTGCAAAGCTTCTTCATTTAAAATATGATGTTCGTTATTAAGTATAATCCTTCTGTTAACTTCCATGTTAACACTTTCAAGAAGGCTGACAGCATCTCCAAAGAAACCATTTTCATTTACATCTTTTATAAGCTCAGACAATACTTTCACACCCTTCTCTTTCTCTCCAGTATATAATTCATACCAATCACGAGAGAGATTTTCAATTATAGCCATTGTATCAGCCTTGTCCAATCCCATACCTGCCTTGCCAGACGCTGCAAGATTGTTTATCCTAACAACAAGCTGCTGCATTTTGTCAAGGCCATCAGCCTCGGCATTAACAATTCTGACCAAAGTTTCTTGTAGCGGTCTTGTCAATGCACTATGTATTCCATAGGGATCGTTCATTAATTCTTCATTCTCAGTCAAATTATCTTTAGGTAATATTTTAAATTTCCCTGTCTCGATATCTATCTTATCTATAAGTAATTCAAGTTGACCACTAGCTTCTTTAATATTACTAATCCGTTCTTGAGCAGCATCACTAAGTATGCCAGTCTCATTCAATTCATTTACTTTGAGCATTCCTTCTAGCTGCCCTCTTAGATTTCTAAGCTCACTAACAGGATCTTTCACCGGTTTTCCAGTAGTTGCAGGATCTAATGTAGTAAGAAGGTTAGTAATTTTATCATGTATCTCACGTAGATGCTTACGATTACCTTCATTTTTAGTTACGATATTAGAAAGAATATTTTGAGTCTCTACAAGTAAATCTGAATACATTCTATTACCAAGCATTTTAGCAGCCTTTAAATAGCTCCCCATATCTACTTCTTGAAACTTTCTTCGACCACTCTCAGTCGGAGCATAGTCGACTTCTTCTATTATTTCTTTAGGTAAAACTTTTTCAATAGTGGTTAAAGCTTCACCTAATTCATCAATATCTTCTTGCTTCCACTCTCTATCCTTGGCTTCTTGTAATAAAGCTTTACGAGAAAATATACCTATTTTATTGCCTTCAGCAGGTAACGCCATACCTTCATTATGCATATATACAATTAAATCTCTAGCACGTCTATCTATACCCTTGGCTTTATACATTCTTTCCATAAAGATAGACCTAATATGTCCAGACCAATTTTGACTCTTCCACTCTACAGGAAGACCTTTCATTATATCTTGCCATGAATCTGCAACCTGTTGAAGAGCAGCAGCACTCATTTCACCTTTTTCTTTAACACTTTTTCTAGAAGAACCTCCTAAAGTTTGTTTCCTAAGCTCAAAGATTGTTCGTAAGTTTTCTATATTAAGCATTATCTCTGCATTTGCAGCCTTTTCTTCTGGAGTTTTAGGATCTTCAATAAGATCTTTTCTAAGAATATCCTTATAGGCATCTATTGAATGAGCATACTTTAAATCACTTAACTTAAATATAGTATCTAAATCGCCCGCAAATATAGCATCTGCAGACTTATCTCCTGATGGAAAAGCACCAGTCATAATGTTATAAACTCTCTCATTAGCTTCTATATATTTAGCTTGATGTAAGAAATCCATCATAGGATTATCATCAACAGGATCTCTTAAAATATTCCTATCACCATATTGTTCGCCAAGAATATCCATATGTTCTGTTATTATTTCACGAACTCTAATATTAAACGCATCTTCAGATAGCTTACTATCTTTAACAATCTGTTCATAATTAATAGTATCTGAATCACCATTAGGTTTACGTCTTATAACATGATTAGCAGGATCTAAATTATGTAAAGCTGATACTATTCTATTTACAGTATTAGCATCATCTATAGTCTTACCATCTATATTTGATACAATATGATAAGCAAGCATTCGTCCATCTTCACCAATATCTATTGGGATTCCAAGCTCAGAATTTAATTTAGATAAAGCTCTCTTATATATATCTAATACACGTGCAGCAGGTTCGGTGGTAAGTCTTGATAAAGTTCCTTCATATTTTAAATCGCCTATAGTTTTTCCATCTGCAAACTTGATAGCTTTAAGATGAGTAGCTAATGTTGCAAGAGTTTTAGCATCTAAGTTCTGTATTTTTTCAGGAGTATAGTTAGGATCTGAATTACTTTTTATTAAGGAATATATACCATTAAGTTCCATAACTAAAGCATGATCTGGATTGCTATAATCTTTCCCACTAGGATTTGCTGGAGCATCTTTTAAAGCTTCATCAAAGATCTTTACAATCTCTTGTCCAACTTCATGCGTACTAATAGCAGCACCCATTCCTTCCCATACATTGGCACCATCATGGAACATAATTCTATCCTGAACATTCTTAACATTAGCTCCTAGAATATTTAATGCTTCATGTTCTTTTGTAAAATCTGCAAGATATGCACGCTGTTCTTTGTGACCCCAAGCCCCTCTTCCTTTAGTCATAAGAGCAGAAATAAATAAATGTGATGCTAGTTCAGGGCCTTCCATACCCTTCCAAGCATTCTTTTCTAATATCCAGGGATTCATAATAGTAATACCTGCTGCCATCCTACCAGAGGAACCAACTGCATCCTTAATAAATTCTGGCCCCCACCTTTTAAGCATTGATTTATTAACACTTTTATTCATCTTATTAAGAAGAGTGACTACATCTGCACCCTTCATATCATCCAGCTTTTCTAATATCTCAGAACCATTTATGAATTTATGTTTACCAACGGTAAAGCTTGAGTTATATAAATCAGTAGTATTAAGAAGATCTTTCTTAGATCCTTTTAACATAATCCTTGCCATATTTTTGGTTACTTCATCTCCATGAGCATCTCTTATAGCTTGATAATTAGTCTTTTTAAATACATTCATATAAGATTTGATACCCTGAGAAGCACTGACCATTCCACCTTTACCCAGTCCACCGATATTTGGAATAGCTCTAATAAGTGGAAATCCTAAAGACATTATTGCAGCATGGCTAAGAGATTCACCTACATTAAACTCTTCACCATTAGCAAGGGCTTTAATCTTACCAGATATTAATCCATGTGTACCCATCATATAGGCATCCTGTGCTGCCATACCTAGATATTTAGAAAGAACTTCTCTTGTTTTTCCAGGTAATTGTCCACCAAATTTACGAGCTACCCATTCAGCTACATCATTTACATAAGTACCTTTTCCTAAGCTCTCTACAAAATCACCAGCTATTCTTTCAGCTTGATCTCCAGCTATATCTACACCAGCATCATCAAATGCTTTCATTACAGCTCTAGTACTACTATTGGTTAACATATTGCTAGCATCTCTAGCAGTCTTACCAGTAGCACTAAGGTTCTTAATCCAAGTAATTCCTATATCATCCTGAGCAACCTTATTAAGACCTTGTATTATATCATCAGAGAAATCAACACCTTTTCCTGCAGCCTTAGCTACAGCTACTCCCTGTTCTTTAGTAAGTGCAACTGTTCCCTTGCCAACTGCACTTTCTGCAGCTTCACGTACAAATTTATTACCTAATCCTTTAGCTACAGCCTTAGATCCTTTAGCCATAAGACCAAATGGGCCCCAAGGAGCAAATAATGAAGCACCTTCACCTAATATCCAACCAGCCTTTTCACCGCCAGTCATTTTCTCCCAAGGTTCCTGACCAGTAACACCCATTAAATCAGTGACACCCCAAGACATACCTGAAGTAAAACCTGTACCAGCACTCCATAAAAAATCTCCAATACTACCCCATGCACTACTAGGATCTTCTTGTCTTTCTGGCATTATACTTGGATATAATGAGGATCCTTGTATAGGAGTATTGAGAGGTTTATCCCCCGACTTTAGTATATCATAATATTCTTTTGGTAATGGCATTATTTTTGTAATCCCCTTTCATAGAAAGCACTACGAGGAGAGCGTCCTCTAACTATTTGTTCTTGACGTCTTTCCTCCATCATTTCTTTTAAATCATCTACACTTATACCAACAAGAGAAGAAAGCTCGGATAATTCCTCTTCAGACATTACTCCTTGTGATGCTTTTCTCTCCATCTCTCTAACATAATCTGCATAATTTTCCTTATCACGCAATTCTCTACTTAAAACTGTTAAGCTATCGCTAATTTCATCATATATAGGAGTGTAATGTAATCCAGCTTCCCATAAAGCAGTTTGTTTATCTCTTAAATTATCTATCGAAGTCTCAAGTTCACTGTCCAGCTCTTCAATAGGTTCATCACCAAAACCTTTATGCTTTAAATATGCATCACTTGCATCTATTACACCAAGCTGTGCTTCTACTGCATCAAAAAATGGATCATTTTCAAAATCTATATCCTGACCCTTTATAGCTTCATCATAAAGTCCAAAGAGTACTTTTGGATTGGTCACATTTGAAATTTCATCTATAAAAATGTTTAGATTTGTCTCAATAGGTGCATCATTTATGCCAGCAAGCTTATTATCTAAAACATTAATAGCTTTATAGTTTTTTTGAAGATCATTATATACTACATTAATTTGAGGATTTGTTATTAATTCTGCCCTAATATAATCTCCACCCCCTTCTGATGGGAAGGCAGCTAAATTATCCATAAAATTATCATAAGTAAGACTTTGACCTGCCAACCTCTGAATAGCTCCTATTACTTCTTCACTAGGTTCTACCTCATTTTCAGTAAGTGGGTCTATATAAGTAAGAGCATCTATCATGTCATCAGCATCATAATCTTCAGTCGCTGTAAAAACTCCACGTAATATCTCATACTGCCCAGCAGCATCCACTTTTAAATCTGCTTTCATATCCTTTGCTTGATTTCTAGCAGCAATTTGTCTAGTAGTAACATCAGTCTTATAAAATCCTACATCTGCACCTGCTGTAGTAGTCCATCCAAGACCACCCTCATCCATTGCTGTTAAAGCATGCTTTCTAAATTCTTCATATTCATCCTGTTCTAATACTCCTTCAGGGCCTGCATAATCTAACTGCATTTCTTGTAAAGTTTGAGCTTGACCTCTTAACTCTCCAAGGCTAGATTCTAATTCAGATTGATAAGTGCCTAAAGCATTGAGATTCTGAGTAATAGCATCTAAATCTATATTGTTTTGTTTATCTACAATAGCAAAGAGTTCAGGGACAGCACCACTTGAAGATACATCTGAAGGCTTTAGATTATCATATTGATCAAATACCTTTTCAGTTGTTCTTACTTCAGCCTTCTTATCATAATACTCCTTTATAAGTATTTGTTGAGCAGTAGCAGCTTTACGATCCTCTCTATCTAAAGCTCTCTCTTCGATAGCCCATTGCATCTGCTTATATTGCATTAACAAACTGGGAAGTTCATCCAAGAAATCTGCTATTGCACTTCTTTCTACTGTTATTTGTGCCATAAATTTATCCTTATTATACTATTATCAAGGTTACATTTTTCCACTTATCATTCCAATATCATCATAGTACTGCTCTTCCTGTCTTCGTTTCTCTGCATATTCAGCTGTTCTAAAGTCTAGACCTGCTCCTTCTTTACCTAAAGTTAATGTTTCTAATGCAGTTCCTCTTTGTCGCTCAATATCTCCCATACCTATATCAATGCCTCTCCCTGCTATATCAATACCTTCTCTTCCTATTTGAATACCAGCTCTCTGTCGTCCAATATCTTTAACACCTGCTGTATAATCTTGAAATAATTCTTTTTTTTGTGTTTCCAATCCTGAAGTTATAGTTCCACTAGTAGCCAAACCTGATCTTGAAGCTGCTGTAGCTGCAGCCCCAGTAGCCGCAGCATATCCACGTCCTGTAGTTCTACCAAGAGCTGTTTGTTGGGCCGTAAGACCTTCTTCTTGAATATCAAAACCCCTTGTTTGAAGTCCGAGACTTTCTCTTTCAAGTCCAAGAGTTTCTTCTCGACTTCCCAATGCACCCATAGTAGCTCCATAGGAACTTTGCAATCCTTTAGTAGTTAAATCCTTTTGATCTTTAAGAAATCCAAAAGGCTCTTCTTGAAAACCAGTCATATATTGTTCATATCCTGTACCAATAATACCAAACTGTTCCTCTTGATACGTCTGTCTTTCTTCTGGAGTCATGGTTTGGAGCTCATCATAAGATTTTTTCCCTGCTCCTGTTCCTTGAAATAAACCAGGATCTTCTTCAGGAGTTAGCCCCATTTGCTCAAAATCTATCATTTTCTTAGATGGATCAGCAATAAGCTCACCTGGAGTATTAATACCAGTTTCATTACGACTATACTTTTCATATAAATTAATAGCTTGTATAGCTGGATTACCCATTCCAGCAGCTATATCTACCACACTACCAACAGATTTCTTGGTTTGCTTCCACGCATCATCCCAAAATCCATATTCAGGCATACCAGTAAGAGGATTTACAGTACCAGCACCAACTCTCTTAGTAAACTCTTCACCTGCCTTACCATTAACATCAATAAGATAAGCTTCTAAAGCATTAACGTGAGATTTCCTACCATCTACCTCACGTATCTTAGTATCACCACCACGACCTAACCTGGCTTTACTATCCTTGTTGAGTTTACGTGTATCTACTATACCTTTGCTATATCCAGCCATTATTAATACCCCTTTGCTGTTTTACTCCAATCTTCTGTTTTTATATTGTTATAGTCCTGAAATAAAGACCTATTAGTGTTTGAAAATGGTTGAATAATATTCTCACTTTCATCAAAATTAGGGCCCCGATTAGACCATTTCTTATTCTTATAAAAATCTTCTGCCCACTCTCCCTCAATCATCTCAGTAGGTTCTGAAGAAAGACCACCAGTAATATAATCTGTGCCCGAACCATATTTCGATTCATTTAATCTAGCCCTGCCTTGTCTCCAAGATGCTTCATCAAATTCTGAAAAACCACCAAAGTCTTTATCTGCCATTGGATAATTGTTACCTGTAAAAAATTCATCTTCAACCTCTGGTGTAAATGGAACATCTGGCCTACCCGGATCTCTAACAATCTGACCCTTATCACCTATATATCCTCTACCAAATTCTGATGGTAAAGCCCTATTTGTACCAACGGAATATCCTTCATCTGTCATTTTATTTATAGTGTCATACACACCTCTCTCAGATTGAGATAAACGACCTCCTTTTGCAGTAACTTCTGGAATAATATCTTTAGGTAAAGCCGTTTTATTAACTCTATCTAAATAGCTAACCTTTTCTCCTGTACCCATTCCTAATCTTTTATTTATAGCTAAATTAGGATCAGTCCTATCCATAGCTATAATCTTCTTACCACTTTCAGTACCTACTTGTAGATTAGGATCGACAAATTCAGATAATCCTTGGTCTTTGAAATATTTTGCTGATCTAATATTCTGGGCAAGTTTTGACTTACCTACAAAACTATCTTGAAAATCTAATTTTCCAAACTTAGCAGCCTCACCAGCACCCTCAGGCCCAAAAAGTTTAGCCTTTTGAAGTTTGGCAGCCTGTCCAAGCCCAGCTTGAATACCAGATTTAAGAGAAGACATTAGATTTTGAGTGCCAAATGCACCTAATTCAGTTTGTAGAGATTCTCTATCTGACTTGAAGAATTTACCTCCAGTTAATTTTCCTTTATCTTTACCAAATTTTTCAGCACCTTTAGCTCCAATAGCTCCACCTAGAAAACTAGCACCTCCAGTTAGAAGGCCAAGTGTTACTGGATTTACAGCACCTCCAGTCAAAGCCATTACTCCTAGACCGCCAACAGTTCTACCAATAGAGCCCCAAAGACTTTTCTTTTTAGCCTTTTTTTGAAGAGACGCTTCTTCCCTTCTTGTATCTTTTTGTAATAAAGCTCTACCATATCCCATAATCTTATCCCCTATCTAACACTTTTTTATATAAAACATTTTTAACTTTAACATATTCAACTACACCTTCAGCACTGGTACGTAATACAGGAACCCCTTCAGTAAGCTCAGATATAATAGGAACACCGCTCTTAACTTGTAATCTCTCCTGTTTCTTATGTAAAGCTATTCTTTCCTGTCTTGTCATCCCCATTATCTCATTCCTTTCAACCTAAAAACTATTGTAGCATCATTAATTTCAAAAGTAGTCTTACCTGTACCGCTAAATCTCAATTGAAAACTATAACATTCTACCGGAGAAGATAATGTTAAGGTAGCTTCATTCTGCCCTGATGAAGCAGTTAAAGGTTCACCAGAAGAAAATCCATTCCAACCATTATCTCCATTTATCTGATAATCCACATTCACACTAAGACTTGATACTCCAGTATATGTCACATACACCTTATATATCTTCTTCTTTTGTCCCGGTTGTCCAAAGTCTATATCTTTAGTTGCTATTACAAAAGCAGTTGAATCATCACCTGTATCATCCCACTTCACTACAGTACCAGCCGTATGAGCATATACTAAATCACCATTCCAATCTGTAATAAAATTTGTTTTATCCTCTGATGTAACAGTAGCAGCAGCTCCCTCAACCCAAGACTGTGTAACCAAATCATATAAAAAAGTAGCACCATCACCAGTAGTAGTAACATCATTTGCAATAAGTAACTGTCTTTTCTTAGGTATATACCCAATCATAGGCTCAAGGGTAGTAAATGTAGCCCATTCACTCTCCTTTATTATCTGCCTACCTTGTTTCTCAAGTAAGTTATTTACCTTCTGTCCATCATATAGATAGCATCCTTGCTTATTAACCCATGCTATACCAAAATCAGTCTTACATGTAGCAGCAGGATGAGAAATTCCTTTATGCATAAACGTATCTTCTATAAATTCTACCTCTTGAGAAATATTTATCAAAGTCATCTTCTTCTTTTTAAACTGTAGTAATCTATCAGCATATTCTTCAAGCTTTACTATCTCATCTCCATCACGAATTTCAGCTTCCAATCTTCTATCAAGTGAAAAATTATCAAATTTACCTACTTCAGATTTCATTATTGCATCACCAAAAACTTGAACTTTACCATTTAAATCTTTAGCTTTAAAATTAGCTACATAAGCCCTTCTATTAGCTATTACTGCAGTTTTGAATCCAGTTCCCACACCATCAAAAGGTGTCGTAGCAGCAGCTCCAGACATTCCTGAACTATCCTCATATGATATAACTTCCTGCGGAGCATATACAGGCGTTGTTACAGTATGGCTAGCAACTTCAGCACCTAGTTGAGCCGAATTACCCCACATAGTATAAGTTTCCTCACTTGGCAATTTAACTCCTAGAGTAATATCTACATTAGCCTGTTGATACCATGTATCTGTACCAGATCTACGCATATATACATTAAATCCAGAAACTCTTGGCTCAGTAATACCAAGGCCATCATTAGTACCATCCCCAGCGTAAACATAAACTCTAAATCCAACCTTTGTCATTCCAACCCTAGTACTGGTACTATACTTACCTACTATATCTGCTGGTTCCAATGTTGTTCCGGAAATACTTAAAGGTGATTCCTGCTTACTATCATCATAAAGAGTAGATACTGCACATTGCCATCCTGTATTATCTTTATCAAACCATGACATCTTATTCAAATTGAACATATATACATAATCATTAAGTGCTTCTGCTACAGTTTCATCAAATTCCATAGTATTTGGACTAGTAGCATTAGTAGAGGTAGATCCAACTGTAAATGTTTTATTATTGTCCGCAGCAGATTCTGTAATAATTATCTTATCTCCAGTAGAAGCAAATGTAGAAAACCCAACAGTAAGATTAGTTCCACCTACAGCAGTAACATTTGGAGCTCCAGCTATAAAACTAGCTCTTATAAAACAGGATTCAATATTGCTAGAAAAAACTTCATCACCTGAATTTAATGTATTTAGATCATTATATTCATAATTATACATTTGTACGCTTATAGGCCTAGCTGCAGTCGGAGCGGTAGGAGTAGTTAGTATTGAAGAAAAGGATTGTATTGCCAAGGCTTTGGGTGCAGCTTCTTCTGAAACCCATTTGGTAACTAATTTCCCTTCACTATAATCATCTCCATCATAACCACTAGTGCCATCTCCTAGAAAATATCTATATATATATCCATACCACATAGTTTGATTGTCAGCCCCAAAGTTTCCATCACTTACTCTTAATGCACCATCTGCAGCATAGAAGACAGCCTTCATACCTGAATGTGTCGACCCTAAATCAAATCTATTTAGACCCCATGCATTAGTAACTCGACTATAAATATCAATTTGAGCAGTAGCTTCATCAGCCATTGCTAAATAATCATCTCCTGTTTCAGCCTGTGCACTACCAGTAGTAGTAGCTCCTAATCTATCATGACTAAACTGAAATAACCCATAACCAGGATTTATACCAGCTGCATTATTAGGATTATTAGCACTATTTGTATAATTATAATGCTGAGCAGTACCTCCCATCATTCTAATCTTACCCAACTCATCCACCATTACATCAGTAGCTTCAGATAGCTCATTCTCAGCTATATCTCTAGCATCTGAATTACTATTCAAACCTCCATGAAACTGGACTATCTTATAAAGCTGCTTAGGCATCTTCTTCCTCTAAATTATTGGGAGAGCTATACACAACAGTCAGCGAACCGTCTGAACATGCGAGCCGAGAGAACCAAGGAGGAGCAGTGTAGTCCCTCTCCCAATTAAAGTAATATGCACGAATTACGGCCATTAAAGCTCCTCTAAGACCTTTTTAACCTTTTCCCATACCTTATCATCCTTTTTGGATTTAGTGGCCTTAACGGCCAAATTTCCAACCTTTATGAGTATTCCTTTCAATCCATGCTTCTGTACTTGTTTTGCAATGTATGCAGATAATAAGCTCATTATTGCTCCTTTCCTACTGCTTTATATATTGCTTTTTTAACTGAAGTCCAAATGAGGTCATCCCATTTTGTAGGACTTAATGCTACTACTTTATCTACACAGAGAATACCTATTAATATATATTCCCAATTAGCTGATATCCATAACATTTCCTATCTCCTTATTTATTGAATAGTTTTTGTACTATATTGACGAGAGCTGTATAGCTCGCTTTCAATTCTTTTATATCTATCGTGTGTTTCTTCAAAGCATTTATCAATCCAATTATAATCCCTTCTAACCTAGCAAATGATTCCCTCATCTCCTTCTGAAGTTCGTTCTGTATAAACTGATTCTGCTTCCATATGAAGAATCCGAAAGCCATACACATAGCTACAGGCACCCCCACACGCTCTATTATTTCTACAAATGTTTCCATTAACCCTCAATTAATTCACCCCACAATGAAGTCCTACCATTTATTATCTGTACTATATGCACTGTAAACAATCCTCTTTTGTAGAAGTCAACTATAGCAAAAGCATGACTCCAATTTACACTCCTGTAATCTAACCATTCGTTAGCTTCAGGTCTCATATCCTTCAAGCATCCTATGCTCCATGCA